ATCCGTCTTGTCTGGGAGTTCGACAAACCAATGCCGCTCGCTCCAGCTCTAGCCGAATCGTTTATGAAACGGCTGTCAGATGCACTCAAGGCTTCAATGCTGCTGGCTGGCTTCGACAAAACCAGCCTCAAGCCATCGCAGTACTTTGAGATCGGTGAAGACTGGACACGTATCGGCGACCCGATTCCTGTATCCTTTGCCCGAACCGTGCTCCTTAAAGCGGCGAACGATACACCGATCAGGACTGAGGATACCAACATCCCACTCGACGATGTCGCCGCTGAGGTCGCTCGCCGATTCCCTAACCGCTGGAAGGGTGAGTTTGTCGTAGGTGCTCGCGGACCACTATTCTGGATCGACGACGGCATCGACCGCGATGGCTGTCAGGTTCGTGAAGACGGAATGATCTGCTACTCTGATCGTGCAGGTACAGGCTTTAAGTCGTGGGCTTCGATATTGGGCAAGCAGTTCGTCACGAAGTACGAAGAGCGTAAACTGTCTAGCCTACTAGATCAGTATTGGTTCAACGGCAAGGGATACTACAAACTCCTTAACGGCGGGCCTGTCATCATCCCTAAAGAACAGCTTGTACTCGAACTCCGCAAGGCTGGCTTCTGTCCGAAACTCAAGAAGAATCAGACCGTATCCGAAGTCGAACAAGCGGTACTCACAATCTCCAATGATTGCCGTGTCGAAGAAGTTGCTCCTGTCGTGTTCTCCAAAGAACGTGTGGTCAATTTCAACGGCAGAAAGATACTCAACAACTGCCGCACTACCGCTATCCCATTTGCCGATAACGGTGATGTAGCTAACTGGCCGTGGATTAACGCATTCATTACGCCATTCTTTGCGAAGGATACTAGCGGCAATGAGACCCTGCCGTATTTCCTTGCTTGGTTCCAACGCCTGTACAAAGCCGTACTGGAGTACCGTCTGGATCAAGGGCAACTGATGATCCTGTTGGGGCCAGCCGGACACGGAAAGACCCTACTCACCAATAAGATTGTCGGTGCAGCGGTTGGCGGTTTTAGCGATGCCTCGGACTATCTATCCGGCAAGACCAGCTTCAACCGCGATCTCTGCGGATCTGCTGCTTGGGTTGTGGATGACCAGACGGCGGCATCTACCTACGCCGACCAGCGCAAGTTCGTCGAGCTTACCAAACGCTGTGTGGCTAACCCGAGGCTTGAGTATCACGCCAAATACGCCGATGCCATTCCGCTTCCGTGGTCTGGTCGGGTAATGATGTCACTCAACCTAGATGCCAACTCACTCGCCGCTCTGCCGTCTTTGGACAGCAGTAACCGCGACAAGATTATCGCGTTGCGGATCAACAGCGGCCATAAGGTCAAGTTCGGTTCCAATGAGTTCGTCGAGAACACTATCAACGCGGAGATGCCGTACTTCCTCAAGTGGCTGTACGACTGGCAACCGCCGATTGAGATTAAGGACGCCAGTCGTTTTGGTGTTAAGACCTACATCGACTCATTCATTGAGGCGGCGGCCTACGACAACAGCTCACGTTCGGCTATTGCGGAAATGGTGGAGTTCTTCGCCAAGAAGGTCCGCGAAACTGTAGCCCTTACCAAATGGCGCGGCACGCTTACCGAGTTCACAGTCGTGTTGCAGGAATGCAACGGAGGTAGGGCTGTCGGCAATAGCGGCAACCTTGAGTTCGTACGTCGTGGCATGACTGTCCTTGAGGAAGTTAGCCAGCACAATAAGAGCATCAGGCCAGTACGAAGCAAGGGTCAAGGTGGTGGCAAGATCTGGGAGATTGATCTCTCCGAGGCTTACGACATCGACCAAGGCGGCGACTTCTAAGACAGCTACGGAATTACCGAACCCGCTTCTTCGTGATCTTCACGGAGGGCGGGTTTAATTCTGAGATGGGCAGAACGTATTCGTCGGAGAACGAGAGTTTACCGTCGTTGGGGTCTACGTTACCTTTAGGTAAGAACATTGCACGTTCCATAAACTCTTTGGCTGGTAACCAGCCAACAATTGTAGCCAACGTCATCTGTTGGTTGCACCTAACGAAATAGTAGACATCACATTTGTCACCTAGCTTTTCTTTACTGCCCTCTGCACCGTACACACGAGCCACATAATGCGGTTCTGGCACACTTGCGGCCTTTGTGGTCTTCACATCAATGGTGAGGTCTCCGGTTAGAGCGATGTCGTAGGCAAAGTTAATGTCGCCTACACGGCTGCCGCCGATCTCACGATGGACAAGAATCTCGCCCATCATTCCAATCTCGTTGCCGCGACCGCGTGCAATAGATCCTCTGAGCACGCCCATCGCTTTCGCCTCAGCACGTGCCTGTTTCCGGTCTTCACCGGAGGGTTTAATGACTATCATTAGTACAGTTGGTAGATACGATTGAGACTGCCGGTACCGTACGGATCGACGTTCAGTCTCGGAAGAGCAGCACCGCGTGATGAGGCGGCTTCTTCTTCCATGAGTTGCATGCACTTGTTCCAGTGGTATTCAGCACGCTCAATGTCGGCGTTGTCCTCCATAAGACGACCCAACAACCCTTGCTTCAAAGCCCCGACGTTGCTCACATACACAATGTCGTTATCGCTACGGATAGGTTGGAATGCTCGCTTGCAAAGAACATGCACAGTGGTCAACCCATTAGTGGAGCGGTTCAGTCTGAATCTCCGATAGCGGGTTACGCCGGAGTCAGGTCCGACTGTAGCAACCGTGGTGTCGGTATCGGCAGCAGTAGTGCGGATGTCGTACGCATCGGTAAGCCCGTCAAATTGAATACTAATTACCGAAGTAATTGGCTCGTCAAAAGTAAGCGGCACGTCGTTGTCCGACACGGAATCAGTAGTGGACACATAGAGCTTGTCGCCATCAGTCGCGGTAACAACAATAGTACCGCCGTCGTTTGGATTAAAGTTATTGCGTGTGGGCGACTGGTCCGACGGAACGATATGGAGTGTATCGGTAGCCGTCTCGATGAGGCGCTTAAGCGGATGGTAACCAGCGTCAACTAGACCCCATGTCAGATCGCTCGAACCGATGCCCATACCGACTGATTTAAAGTCGTGCCAGAGGGATCGAACAGGTACGGGCTGGTTGTCCACGAGTGTGTGTAGAACAGCGTCGGCTTCGTCTGGCAAGGTAATGCAGTTATCGACCACCGGCAAACTGTACTGAATGGTCAGATCCCGATACGTACCCATGTTGTAGATACGAGACAGGACCTGATTCAGGCTCTGCTTAAAGCTGCCGTCTGGCTCGATATAAGTGCCGAGCATCGGGATCAGCTGGTTGACGGTGGTTGCTGGCATTACTTCTTAGGTTTGATTTTAACGTCGCCGCTGTGCAACTCACCCTTGAGCTTGCCCTGTTCCTTACCACTAAGGGGGCTGGCTTTACTGAGCAAGTAGGCTACTTGTTTTTTGGTCTTGGTTTTCATACAGGTCAAAAAGTACAGGAAAAAGGGTTTAGGGTCAAGGGTAAAGGATTAGGGGAGAGGGCTATTGAGAATAGCGCCAGTAGTGGTGTCATAAACGGGCTGGCCATCGGCTGTTTTATAGGGCCAAAACTCAGAAATATTTACTACAAATTCAGGGTTTGGCGCTACTACACTTACGGCTGGTGGTTGTGGTGGATTGTCTCCCCCAGAATCCGAAGTCGATCCGACCCTTACTACACCATAAAAGTTATGCGTCTTTGTTATTTCACCAATTGTATACGTATATGGTATTAATACGTATGTAAAGGTAGCACCACCGTATTCAGCAGTTTGCCCGACTTGAGTTAGTTCAAGAGCAAGTTCATCTTGACCAGTTTCTTCGTTATAGCTGTACGCTACATAACGAAAACGAAGCGGTTTTAAGTTATAGTCTTTAAAAGTAGATGCAGAAGCGTATCCGCCTTCTTCGCTTGTTGCATAAGAGTTTGCCTCACATTGAACAAACAAGTCAAAACCCAAACCGTCTATGTAGTATTCGTCTGGATTATCTATATCAACGGCAATATACGCCGAATTTACCATAATAGATTGGCGAGTATCTGGGTATGTGTAATTGCGCGCATTAATATTAATTGAAACATTTGCGTTTTCCGATGTATCTTCAGAAGAATCGCCATTATAATT